AGGCCGCTGCCGCCACCGTGCGGCGGCGGGTGCAGGTGGAGCTGCCTGTCCGTCCGGACATGGGCGACTTCGCCAGCGACCTGCGCGCTCGTCTCTCCTCGGTCCGGGCCCAGGTCGAGGTCACCCCCGATATGCGCCGCTTCCAGGCCACGCTGCAGGCGGCCGTCACCGCCGCGAGGCAGCGAGTGCGCGTCCCCGTCGACCTGGACGTCAGCCAGGGCTCACTCGCCGCCGCCCAGGCACAGCTGCGCGGGCGAACCGTCCAGATCGAGGCGACGCTGACCGTCTCGCGTATCGCCCTGCTGCAGCTGCGGCGGCGGCTGGCCCGCAACGCCGTGCGGATGCCGGTGCGCCTGGACCTCACCTCGGGCCAGGTCCGCACGCTGCAGCGGCAGCTGCGCTCGAGCACGCTGCGGGTGCCGGTCAGCATCCACATCACCCGGGCCGAGATCCGGCGCCTGCAGGCGGAGCTGTCCCGGCACCGCTTCCACATCACGGTCGACATCGACCGGCGGGCCACGGACCAGATCCAGCGCACCCTCAACGGCATCGGCAACGCCGCCGGGGGCGGGGGCGGCGGTGGCCTGGGCGGGGGCGGCGGCCTGGCGCTGCTGCCCGGCCGCTTCGCAGCGATCGCCGCGTCCGCGGCGTCGGCGCTGCCGTCGGTGGCATCGCTGGTCTCCTCCATCGCGCAGATGGCGCCCGCGGCCGCCGTCGGCGCCACCGCCGTGCTGTCCCTGGTCACGGCCGCCGCCGCCCTCAAGATCGGTACCACCGGTGTCGGGGACGCCCTCAAGAACGCTTTCGACCCGGCGAACGCGGAGAAGTACCAGGAGTCGCTCGCCAAGCTGACGCCGAACGCACGGTCGTTCGTCGTGGCGCTCAAGGGGGCGGCACCCCAGTTCACCGCCTTCCGCAAGGCCGTGCAGGAGCGGCTGTTCGACAACCTCGGCAAGCAGGTCACGGCCGCGGGGAAGGTCGCGCTGCCCGTCCTGAAGCGGGGCCTGGTCGGCACGGCCGGCGCCCTGAACGCCATGGGCACCGGGGTCCTCGGCGCCGCCCGCCAGCTCGCCTCCAGCGGGCAGCTCGGCAAGGCCCTGGCCGGGGCGAACAAGGGCCTGTCCAACCTGTCGAAGATCCCCGGCCAGTTCGTGACCGGCCTGACGCAGATCGGCGTCGCGGCAGCCCCCGCCTTCGACCGGCTCACCAAGTCCGCAGGCGGCGCGGCCAGCCGCCTCGCCGACAAGATCAGCGCCGGGCTGGAGTCGGGCAAGCTGACGGCCGCCATCGACCAAGCGGTCGCCCTGGCGGGCCAGCTCTTCGACGTTCTCGGCAACGTCGGCACCATCTTCAAGAACGTGTTCGGGCCCGCCGCCGAGGCGGGCGGCGGCTTCCTGGGGATCCTGCAGGACGTCACCGGCGAGCTGACCAAGGTCACCGCCACCAAGGGCGTCCAGGACGCCCTGAGCGCCCTGTTCGAGACCATGGCCCAGCTGGGCCGCACCGCGGCCCCGCTGATCGGTCAGGCCCTGTCCGCCCTCGGACCCGTCCTGACCCAGCTCGGACCGCCCGCCCAGCTCCTGATCAAATCCTTGGGCAGCGCCTTGCAGCCCGTGATCAAGGCGCTCGGTCCCGTCCTTGCCGAAGCGGCCGGCGCCGTTGCCGCCCTGGTCACCGCCGCTGCCCCGCTCCTGCCCGTCGTCGGTGAACTCGCGGCCTCACTGCTGCCCGCCCTCCAGCCCCTCCTTGCCGCCGCGACGCGCATTTTCACCTCACTTGCCCCTGTTGTCCAGCAGGTCGCGGATGTCCTCGGCCCCACCCTGCAGCCCATCGTCGAGGGACTGAGCGAGGTCCTGGTCCAGCTCGTCACGCAGGGGGCCACGCAGTTCCTGAGCATGCTGCGTCAACTGCTTCCCGTCGTACCGCAGTTGACTCCCGTTCTCCTGCAACTCGGCGAGTCCGTAGGGGAGATCCTGACGCAGCTGGCCCCCCTGCTGCCCAAGATCACCTTGCTCGGAGCGCAGCTCGCCGGCCAGCTGCTGCCCGCGATCCTGCCCCTGATCCCGCCGCTGGCCCAGTTCGCGTCCATCCTCATCCGGCTCGCCACCGGGGTGATCACGAACGTCGTGATCCCGGCCCTGTCCGGGCTGATCGACTTCATCACCGGCATGCGGGAGAAGCTGCAGCCCGCAATCGACGCCGTGACCTACGTGACAGGGGCCATCGCGAGCGCCTTCACATGGCTGTACAACCTGCTCGTCGGCCACTCGATCATCCCCGACATGGTCAACGGGATCGTCTCGTGGATCAGCAGCCTGCCCGGCGCCATCGCCGGGGCCCTCGCCTCGTTCGTCGCGTCGATCGCCTCCAGCGCCCAGCAGGCACTCGCGGTCTTCCTCGCCCTGCCGGGACAGGCCGCCAGCGCCCTGGGATCCCTGCCCGGGCTGCTGGCCGGCGCGGCGACCTCCGCAGGCCGGGCCCTGCTCGGCGCACTGCGGGCCGCCGGCAGTCAGGCCATTGCCGTCGTCCGGCAGATCCCCGGGATGGCGGCCGCCGCTCTGGGAGGCCTGGGCGGTGTCCTGGCCTCCGCGGGCGCGAGCCTGATCTCCGGCTTCATCTCCGGCATCCAGTCGAAGATCGGCGCCGTCCGGTCCACCCTCAGCGGCCTGACCAGCCAGCTCCCTGACTGGAAGGGACCCGCGAAGAAGGACGCGCGGATCCTCACCCCCGCCGGACGGCTGCTGATCGAAGGCTTCATCCGAGGCATCGACGGCACCACCGCGCGACTCAGGCAGCGGCTGGAGACCATCACCAGGGCCCTGCCTGCCAACGTGAAGTCCGGCTACGGCAAGACCCTCAAGAAAGCCACCGCCGAACTGTCCCGCCTGGTCACCCAGCGCGACAGGGTGATCAAGGATCTCGCGGCCGCCGAGAAGAAACTGAAGTCCCTGGCCAAGGAACGGGACGCCAACGCGAAGAAGATCCGCGAGGGCATCCTCTCCGAAGCCGACATCACCAAGGCGGTCACCGGCGGCCCGACCACCGCACAGTCCATCGCCGAACAGCTGCGCGCCCAGCTCAAGGCCGCGCAGGACTTCGCCAACCAGATCGCCCGGCTGCGTAAACGCGGCCTGCGCGCCGACCTCCTGGACCAGCTCGGCCAGGCCGGCGTCGAGCAGGGCGGGGCGGCGGCCGCCGCCCTCTCCGGCGCCTCCGACGCCCAGCTACGGGAGATTAACAAGCTGCAGAAGCAGCTGTCGGCCGCGGCGTCCAAGACCGGCAACACGGTCGCCGACGCCATGTACGACTCCGGCGTGCAGGCCGCCAAGGGCCTGGTCGCCGGGCTGAAGAAGCAGAAGAAGGCCATCGAGCAGGCCATGATCTCGATCGCGAAGAGCATGCAGAAAGCTCTCCGCGCGGCTCTCGGGATCAACAGCCCCGCACGCAAGCTGATCCCCGACGGGATCAACACGGTGCGCGGCCTGCTCGTCGGCGTCGACCGCGAGCGCCCCAAGCTCCTGGACGCCATGGCCTCCCTGGTCGCCATCCCCAACGCCCCGGCCCTGTCCGGATCGCTGGGCGCCTCCGTCGCCGGCGGGGCCGGCATGGCGGGGCAGCGGCTGCGGCTCGCCGTACGCGACCGGGAGTTCGACGCGTTCCTGGAGGAAGTGGCCGACGGCCGGGTCAGCGACGCCCTGACCACGGTCCGGCGCCGCAACCGCGCAGGGAAGAAGGGATGAGCCAGCCGTGCCGATGATCGTTGATCCGTCCGCGCCGCCGGTGACACCGCCGGAGACGGTCGTGTCACCGGACGGCTGGCTGTCGGCCGCCGTCGACGCCCCCTGGGCAGGGGTGGTGCTGGCCGTGGACTACACGGCCAGCACGCCCCTGGCCGGGGCCGCCGACGTCCTCCAGGTCCTGATCACCCGCCAGGACCCCGGAGCCGACGCACCCGTCCCCGTCCGCTCGGCCGACCTGGCCTGGGCGCTGGCCGGCATCGGCACCGCCTACGACCACGAGGCGCCCCTCGGCGTCGGCGTCGTCTACACCGCACGGCCCCTGTACGCGGACGGGACCTGGGGGCCCGCCTCATCGTTGGCGGTGACCGTGCCGGAACCCAGCCAGCCCGCCGACGTGTGGATCAAGAGCATCGACGACCCGGGCCTCTCCGCCCGGGTCGTCGTACGCTCCTGGCCCTCCCTCACCTGGGGCGCCACCATCGACTCCTCGCCCATCGAGGACAGCCGGTACCCGGCAACAGCACAGGGCGCCTACACCTCCAGCTCCTCCGACATCGTCATCGACGCCGACGGCGGCGCCATCGAGTCCCTGGAGACGCTCCTGACCACACCGGGCGTACGGCTCCTGCAGACCGGCCCCGGCTCACACCGCCCCGACCAGTACGTGCTGTTCGGCGACATCGAGCAGGCCATGGACGGACTGCCGCGCGAGTCCCGCTCGTACGCGGCCTCACTGATCCAGGTCGCACGGCCGGACACCACCGGCCAGCCGATGCGCATGCCGGGCTGGTCCTACGACGCGCTCGCCGCACAGCTGGCCACCTACGACGCGGTGGCCTCCGCCTACCCCACCTACCGGGCCCTGGCCGTGAGGGGACTGCTCTGATGCTGCCGATCACGGCCGCCGCCCTGAAGGCGCTCCCCACCGCGCTGCGCCGCCCCGTACGGGCGGAGTGGTCCAACGACGGCGGCCGCAACTGGGCCGAGTGCGGCCTGCACGCGGGCAGCGCCTCCATCACCGCGGACCGTACCGCGGAGACCCGCTACACCGGCTCGGCCACCCTCACCGGTGTCGCCGAGGGCCCGGCCGGCATCAACTGCATCTCCACCAACGTCCGCCTGTGGCAGGGCATTCAGCTGCCGCGCTCCGAGCCCGTCTGGTTCCCCGCCGGCCGCTACACCGTCGAGCGCCCCGAGAAGACCAGGACCGGCCTGGCCGTGGAGCTGTCCGGCCTCGAGGACGAGATCCGCGACGCAGGCCTGCCCACCGCACGCGCCCTCGGCCCCGCCGGCGCCCGCGACCTGGTGGAGCAGCTCGTCGGCGAGGCACTGCCCGGCGTGCCCGTCTCCTGGCGCACCGGCGTCAACGGAGACCAGCTCATCCCGCAGATCCTGGCCGAGGGCGACCGTTGGGCTGTGCTGTCCTCTGGCACCGACTCCAACGGCACCGCCACCGGCATCGTGGAGGCACTGGCCGCAGAGATCTGGGCCGACGCGCGCGGCGTCATCACCGTCGGCCCCATGCCCACCCTCGACGACCCGGTGGTCTGGCGCGTCGGCCGAGGCCCGGGCGGCGTCCTCGTCGAACCTAAGTCCGGGCAGAGCAGCGAGGGCCTGGCCAACGTGTGGTCCGTGACCGGCGACTCGGGCGACGGCAGCATCCCCATCGGCCCGGTCTACGCCTGGGACGACGACCCCAACTCCCTCACCTACGCGGGCCCCGACCCCGTCAGTGACCCGCTCGCCCCTCAGCGACTGGAGCTGTGGCACGTCCGGCTGCGGGTGCAGCACTACTCCAGCGCGGTCATCACCACCGTCGCCCAGGCCCACGACATCGCCCGGGCGAAGCTCGCCAACTCCCTCGGCGTCCAGGCGAGCCTGTCCCTGACCACCGTCTGCAATCCGGCGCTGGAAGCAGGAGACGTCATCGAGGCCGAGACCGAGCCGGGCGTCTGGGAGAGACACCTCATCGACTCCCTGTCCTACACGCTGGGCGCCTCGTCCATGCAGATGGAGACCCGAACCACGGCGAGGAGGCTGTAATGGCCACGGCCGCGGAACTCCTTGGCGAGCATCTCGCCCGCACTCCCAGCACCGGCAAGCGGGAGGTCTCGGCCACCGTCTTGGACGTCACCGACGACGGCCGCGTCAACCTCATGCTGCTGGGCACGCTCGTACCCGACGTGCCCTGCACGGACTCCTACCGCAACCGTGCGGCCGGCGACGTCGTCCTGGTCCGCGTCGGCGCCAAGCCCGTCGTCCTCTACCGGCTCGGCGACGACCCGGCCGAGACCGAGGAAGTAGCCGTCGCCGAGGTCGCGAAGAGCGCGGCTCAGGACCTGATCGCCATCTCCGCCTACACCTGGGGCACCGGCGCCCCGGCCGGGGCCGGCTGGCAGACCGTAAGCCAGCTGTACACCCGCAAGGACACCAACGGGGTCGGCCAGCTGTACGCGCAGATCGCGGGCGCCGACCCGTCGCCGGCCGAGACGCCGACCCGGCCGCCGAAGACCGTCACGATCCCGCCGGACGAGTCCGGGTCGTGGCGCAACGGCCGCCCCGACGAGTACGCCTCCAGCCCCACCCAGGGCGACTGGACCGGCCGAGGCAACCGTCGCGGCGGATGGTTCTACGGGACCGCGATCGCCTCAGCCTGCTCCGGTAAGACGGTGGCCAGCATGCGGGTGAAGTTCACGCGCAAGCGCGGCGCCGGCCGCAACAGCAAGGTGCCCATGCACCTGTATCTCCACGACCACACCTCGGCGCCGTCCGGCCAGCTCAACCTCGAGGACGGACCGGAGGAGCTGCTGAGGCTGTCCGTGGGCGCCAAGGGGGTCGCCACGTTGCCGGCGTCATGGCGCAGCCAGCTCGCCTCGGGCAGCGCCCGCGGGCTGGCCATTTTCGCCAGCGGCAGCGCCGACTACGGCGCGTTCACCGGCGGCCAAATCGTGATCACCTTCTCCGCCTCCTAGGAGCCCCATGCCCACCATCGGATACGCCGAGCTGCCGGTTCCGGCAGGCGGCGACGCGCCCCAAGTTCCAGGCGATCTCGCGGCCCTTGCCACGGTGCTGGATCCGCACCTGGTGCATCACGTCGAGGACGAGGCGGACAGGGACGCCCGCTTCTCGACCGCGCCCGTGCAGACGCTGGTGATCGCCGAGGACGGCACCGCGTGGATGAAGCTCGTCGCCGGCACCAACACGTGGACCACGCTCTACACCCCGCTGCAGGCCTGGCAGTCCACCATCACCCTGAAGACGGGGTTCGAAGAGAGCGTCGTCCCGCTCGGTGTGCGGGCGACGGACGGCGGAAAGCACGTCTGGCTCAAGGGCCGCATCGAGCGCACGGACGGCAACAAGATCCTCGACGCCAACGCCGTGAACCTCGGCGCCGTACCGAGCGGACTGATCCCGCCGGTGGAGCTGCGCACGTGGGCCGGGACGTGCTCGCTGGCCGGGACCACGACGCTGGCGGCCGGGCGCCTGGAGGTCCTCAACACAGGCGCATCGTCGGCGTACGGCGTGGCCGGGGACATCCTGTGGTGGTACCAGGGCACCGACGGCACGGACTGGGTCGACATCTCCGGCGACTACTGGCTCGACTGAGGAGGCCCGTCATGCTGCACACCTTCGGCGGAAACCCCTCCGCCGTCCTCGCCACGACCACCGGAGACGTCGTCCCCGACTACGCCGTGGCCGTCCGCGTCGCCGGGACCGGCGCCCCCGTCACCGCCCTGTTCGAGGAGGACGGCACCACCCCCATCGCCACCCTCCGCTCCAACCCGGTCGGTTCGGACGCGCCGGGCGCGATCCGAGTCTTCAAGGTCGAGGGCATCCCCGCGATCGAGTACGAGTTCAACGGCCCCTCCGGGGACCCGGTGCGCTGGTACGAGCCGAGCCGCGAAGCAGTCACCGCCGCCCTCGAAGGCCTGAACTCCAAGCTCGACAAGGCCGGCGGCGCCATCACCGGCGACCTGGACGTGGCCGGAATCCTCGACGTCGGCACGCTCCTCGTCGGCGGTGAACCGCTCGACTTCAGCGCCGGGTTCACCACGGCGGGCATCCACCTGCCGACCGCTGTTACCGGGGCCGGGATCCAGGCCGCGCTGAATGCGGCGGCCGCGGCGAACGGCGGCTGGGTCGTCGTCCCGCCCGGCACCTACGACGCGTCCTCCCTGCCGCTGCGGATCTACCGCAACACCCGCCTCACCCTTTGCGACGGGGCCGTGATCCGGCGAGCCGGGACCGGCACCATGCTCCTCAACGGCGACGCCTCGCAGACCTTCGGCGGGTACACCGGGCACGGCAACATCATCATCGAGGGCGGCACCTGGGACGCCCGGGCCACGACGTACCCCACCTCCGCCATGTGCATCAGCATCGGGCACGCCGAGAACGTCACCATCCGCGACACCTTGATCAAGGACGTCTGCGGCTACCACGGCATCGAGATCAACGCGGTGAACAACGGCCGCATCATCAACGTGCGCGGCCTGGGCTACCTCGACCCCGGCGGCCGCGACTTCAGCGAGTTCATCCAGCCCGACCTCGCCAAGGGAAGCGCCTACTTCGGTGGCTTCGGACCGTACGACGACACCCCCTGCATCGACATCGTGATCGAGGACTGCCACGTCGGACCGTCCGGCACTGCCGGCACCACCAGCTGGCCGCGCGCCGTCGGCTCGCACTCCGCCAGCCCCGACAAGCCTCACACCGGCATCGTCATCCGGGACCTGTACTGCGACGGCCTCACCCAGTGGGCTGTCGGCGGCTACACCTGGCAGGACTCCCGCGTCTCCGGACTGACCCTGAAGGACTGCGGGGCGGGCGTGCGCATGCGCACCCTCGACTCCTCCAGCGCCGCCCACCGCACCCCGGCCGGCGCCGGATCCCCGTCCATCGCCGGGTCGCAGCCGCTGCGGAACATCGTCGTCGAGGACGTCGTCATGTACGGGGGCGGCACCTACGAAGCAGCCGTACGCATCGAGGGCGAGGACACCGGCTACGTCCAGGGCCTGGAAGTGGACGGCATCACCGTCCGCGACGTCGGCGGGTCGGCCGTGCGCCTGGTCGACGTCGAGGACTACAACGTCGACCACATCACGGCCCGCGGCTGCGGCGCCACCGGCGTGTCCACCCTCGGCACCCGCCGCGGCCGGATCATCGCCCACGTCAACGGAGCCACCGGCGCGGGGATCACCGTCGACTCCCGCTCGACCCCGGCGGCCACCGCGACGGACGTCACGGTCGCCCGGTCCTCGATCACGGGCACGACGGCGAACGGCATCCACATCTGGGACGGCGCGGACGTCGTGGTGGACGACTGCGACATCTACGCGCTGACCGGATTCGGGGTGCAGGTGTCCACCAACACCGTCCGCCCGCTCCTGCGCAACGTCCGCACCCGGGACACCACCCTCGCCGGGTGCAACATCACCTCCACCATCACCGGGCTGAAGCGGTACGGCAACACGTTCGGCGCCGTCGCCGACGCCTCCAGCGGCGCGGACACCAGCCCGTTCGACTCCGGGTTCGGCGGCCTGGAGAACGCGCTGCGCCCGTCGGGCCGGTGGGAGACGACCAGCCGCCTGCGGTGCGGGACCACCTCGACACCGACCTCGGGGACGCTGTACCTGGTGCCGATCTGGCTGCCCAAGGGCCTCGTCATCTCGAACCTGGCGTTCGTGTCCGGCGGCACGGCAGCCGTCACTCCGACGAACTGGTGGTTCACACTCCACAACTCGTCGCGAGTCGCCCTGGCGAGGACTGCAGACCAGACGACGACGGCGTGGGCCGCCAACACGATCAAGAGCCTGGCGATAGCGCAGACCACCGCCGGCGCCGCCTCGTCGTACACCACGACGTACTCGGGCCTGCACTACGTCGGCGTCATGATCAAGGCGACGACCGTGTGCAGCCTGATCTCCGAGGGCGCCGTCCCCGACGTCCTCGCCAGCGTGGCCCCCGGAATCGGCGGCACCGACACCGGGTTGAGTACCCCGCCCACCGTCACCAGCGGAGCTTTCACCGCCGGCAGCTTCGGCGCGGGCAGCGGAATCCTGGTGCACGGCTACGTCACCTGACCACCCCCCCAACTCCCCGCCGCCCCGCGCCTCCGGCCGGGGCCTTCGTCATGTCTGGAGAACCGCATGACCCATCCGTCCACGATGGAGCTCGCCCAGGTCGCGTACGCGGCCTATGGCGAGTCCACCGGCCACCGCAACTACCAGGACCTCCCCATGCCCGACTGGGAGGAGCTGAACGACCGGACCCAACAGGCATGGATCGCGGCCGTCGGCGCCGTCGCCCAGGCCGTCATCGAGCAGCCCGCCGAGAAGGCGGTACGCAGCGAGCAGTCCGCACCGCCGAGGCCGAGCGTGGGACGCATCGTCCACTACCGGCTCAGCGAGGGGGCCGCTGGGCAGATCAACCGCGCGCGCAAGGACTTTCACGAGAACAGCCGCACGAGCCACCGGGACAGCGGCCTGATGGGGCACCAGGGGAACTGGGTCGCCGAGGGTGACGTCTTCCCGGCGGTCGTCGTGCAAGTGTTCAACGAGTCCACCGTCACGGCGAACCTGCAGGTGTTGTTGGACGGCAACGACACCTACTGGGCCACGTCGGCCGCCGAGGGCAGCGAGCCCGGCCGCTGGTCCTGGCCGGGGCGTGTGTGATGGCGCCGCCCTTGGCGCCAGCCACGTTCCTGGCCGCGCTGAAGAACGAGGGCGTGGACGTCGTCGAGGTCGGCGACTGGCGCGACCACAACCGCAACCACGTGGGCCCGTGGGGGCCGGTGCACGGTGTGATGATCCACCACACCGTGACCTCCGGCAGCGCGAAGACCGTGCGGATCTGCCGGAACGGTTACTCGGGTCTGCCCGGGCCGCTGTGTCACGGCGTCATCACCAAGGACGGCCGGGTCCACCTCGTCGGCTACGGCCGCGCCAACCACGCGGGATCCGGCGACGACGACGTGCTGCGTGCGGTCATCGCGGAGAAGGCGCTGCCGGCGGCGAACGAGAACAACACCGACGGCAACCGGCACTACTACGGTTTCGAGTGCGAGAACCTCGGCGACGGCGAGGATCCGTGGCCGGACAAGCAGGTCGAGGCGATCGTCCGCGTGGGGACCGCGCTCTGCAGGGCGCACGGCTGGACGGTGCGCAGTGTGATCCGGCATCTGGAGTGGCAGGTCGGGAAGGTCGACCCGCGTGGCCTGGACTGGGCGGACGTCGAGGCGCGGATCGGTGAGCGGCTGAAGCACAAGCCGGGCTGGTCGCCGGGTACGGCGCGGTCGTACACGGTGGTGGCCGGGGACACGCTGTGGGGGATCGCGGCGCACGAGCTGGGCAAGGGCGGGCGGTGGCAGGAGATCGCCGACCTGAACCCGGACATTGATCCGGACGAGCTGCAGCCCGGGCAGAAGCTGAAGCTGCCCGCGAAGTGAGACGGCTGCTGGAGCGGTTGGTGTGCCCGGACTGCTGCTGCCTGCGGGTGGGGCCCGGACACCTGGTCCGTGTGATGGCCGGCATCTGCCGCCTGTAGAGGCGGGCCGGACCTTAACTTTCCGCGCGATTTTATGACGCGCCCTATGACATCCCAGGTCAGAGGCGTTCTCTGGCCTGCCCTGACGAGAGGAACAGCATGACGACCAGAGCTTTCTGGAAGGCCACCCTCGAGCGGATGGTCCGCACGTTCGCCCAAGCCGTCCTCGCGCTCCTGGGCGGCGACGGCCTCGGCCTGATCGACGTCGACTGGGGCCAGGCGTTCTCGATCGGCGGGCTGGCGGCCATGGCCGCGCTGCTCACCGCGATCGTCGCGAGCGGCGGCACCACCACCGGGCCCGGGCTGACGGAGACCGTCGTCGCCAGCAGCCGGCGCCCCCTTCCGTAAGGAGTCTCCTTGGACGTCACCACCATCGGCAGCCTGCTCGTCGGCGTTGCCGCGGTCGTCGGTGGCCTGGTGACGTACCTGGGGAAGAAGGGCGAGAACGCCCTCACCGGATACAGCAGCCTGACGAACGACCTGCAGGAAGAGCGGGACCGGCTCGACAAGAAGGTCACCGAGCAGGCCGCCACGATCAACACGCAGACCACGACGATCAGCACGATGGCCGCCAGCGCGGCCGAGCAGTCCGCGCTGCGCGCCGCCGACCAGGCCGAGATCGCCCGGCTCCGCGCCCTCGTCGTCCAACTGGGAGGCCAACCGTGACCCGCACCGAGCAGGCTCTGGCACGGAGGTGGCGGCCGCTCGCCCTGCTGTGCTGGCTGATCGCTCTGTCCGGGGCGGTCGTCATCATCTGGGGGCGGATGGACGCCCAGGCGAGCCGCGCCACCGAGGCCGCTGCCGAGGCCGACCTTCGGGGTCAGGCGGTGTCCACGCTGGCGTCCGACGTCCGGGCGTTGCGTACGCAGGTGAAG